CGCCGCCGCGCTCGCCGCGCTCCTCGCGCTCCACGCCGCGCTCGCCGCCGCGCTCGCCGCGCTCCTCGCGCTCGCCGCGCTCCTCGCGCTCTCCGCGCTCTCAGCCGCGCTCGCCGCGCTCCTCGCGCTCGCCGCGCTCCTCGCGCTCTCCGCGCTCTCAGCCGCGCTCCTCGCGCTCCACGCCGCGCTCCTCGCGCTCCACGCGCTCCTCGCGCTCTCCTCCGCTCTCCACGCGCTCGCCGCGCTCTCCGCCGCGCTCTCCTCCGCGCTCTCGTCGACAGACTGTCCTTTGATCAGCGGCAGCAGCACGTCCGCGCACGCGCGGACGGCATCGCGCACAAGCAGGTGATTGATACCCGGGTTGACGCTCTCGTCCGTCAGCAGCCAGTGCAGAAATTGCCAACCGACCCGCGAGAGATCGGACCCCGGCGCGATTGCGCCCATAAATCGTTCGGGCCATTGCTGCGCAAGCGCGTTCGGCAATCCCTCAAAAATATAATCCTCGAGCCGCGCGAGCATCTGCGGGACGCCAAACCGCGGCTCATATTCCGCATGGTTGCTGGAGTGGATTGTACACGCGACCGCGCAGCCCTTGCCGTCTTCCCAATATTGTCCTTTGACAAGCTTGTCGGCCACCCGGTGCAGGGCAAGTTGCTTGAGGATATTGGCCTTGATTTTCGGATTGTTGTGATACGCGAGCATGATTTCAGATCTCCGTAATGAGGGCGGATGCTTTGCGATGATTTTTGCAGTGCGAGAACCCGTGATCGCCTGGGCCGAAACCTCTCCCGCACTGGCTGCATGACGTGAGTTCAAATCTGTACCTACGCCGAATGCCAGAGGTATCGAAGAGGCTGTGCGTCGGCTGCTTCTCGCTCATGATCATTCGTCTCCCGGTCCGGCATTTGCCCAGATGCATGGGGCCATTGAATAGGATCCCAACGGCTTGATTGTCTCGACGCCATCAATGATGCGGATTCGCTTGGCTCCGCGCTCGGTCACGACCGTCTTTTCTGTTCTGGATTTAATTATGACGCGGAACCATGAATCGTAATCGCATGCCGATCGCGTGGCGTATGTTTTCCCGACCTCGAATTTGGTAGTCATGATTTCCCCCTTAAAAACACCCGGTCAGCATCGACCGGGCCGAGACCGCTTTGCAGACGCCATGCTCGTACCAGGGCCGCGCAAGGATGCTCTTCTCGGCCGTATGGCGCCCCTAGCGATTCAGTGATCAGTTCCGGTATTTCTGGGCGCGGTCGGCGCTGCCTGGCAGGAATTTTCGGTTCGTCATTTTCTCTCTCCTGGTTTGAGGATCCCATGGAAGGCGCGCTCGCACGCGCCCTCGGCGTGATGCTCAGAACGCTATAATTTTCACGCGGGATCCGACGCTAGAGTAGGTAGCAATCGCCACCATCCCCGCCCGTCTCGCGAGGCGCACGCTCTGGTCAGGACAAATGGGGTCATCGCCGCCAAATGTGGCCAGCTTACCATGAGCATCCAGCGCGAGGACAGGGCACCCAGAGGCGTTGTGGCGATTTCCAGGGAAAAACGAGGTGGGGAACTTGGTGTTGATGTCGTTGGTCATTTTCGGCCCCTTGGTTCGGCAAATCGCCGTGCGATGACGCCAAGATAAGCCCAGCCGTGTGAATGTCAATCGCAATCTGCGCGAGTTGACGAAAAAGGCGGGATGGGGCTATTGTCCCCCGGTCGGCTGGCAAGGAGCCAGAACGACGAAGGCCTCCGACGCAAACCGGAGGCCTTCAAGCAAAACTGTCCTAATGGGGGGGCAGGACAGTAAGGCTCAATATCGTTTAATTGAGCCGAATGTCAACCACCTCCCCTCTGGACGACCAGCGATCGAACGAGCCGCGTGGCCACGCGAATCACACTCGATCGCTGTTTCCAAACCAACCTAGGCGCTCAGACGCGCTTTTCGGAACGCGATTGATTTGCCAAAAGCAAGTATTGTCTCTCTCTCGCGCGGGTGTGATCGCGCGCAATGTTACCTAACTACTAAAAACTCTTACTTACTTGTTGTAGACCCCTTTAACTAAGTCTGAGCCTTACATTGATAGGGGGGTCTGGGGGGTAAAATTAAAAAATCTTTTCGATAAAAACGCAGCGATAGAAAAACGGAGAACGGGAAAATGAGCGGCAGAATGAATTATCGAGGCACACAGCTTCGCCAGCATGTTCAGCGAGACGGGAAACTTCCATTGGATTTTTCGCTCGTTTCGCCGGATGAAATTTTGGCAGCGAGCAAGGGCGGCCTCGGCAAGGAATGGAGCAACCAAACCCTGCGCGAATGGGGCATTCCGATCCCGGCTCCTATGGGCTGGCGGCGCCTATTGGAGCGCCGATGGTTCGCAGCCGTGGCCAAGCGCCTGGTGACGAGAAAAAAACCGTAGGCTACCAGATTGCGATTGCATTCTGATCCGGTTTGTGGAATTCATCTGAGTTCTGATTTGACGAGTAGGGGCGGAAATCGATGAAGCCAACCACAGTTCGTGAGGTTTACGAGGTTCTGGGAGGGACCACGGCGGTTGCCTGTCAGTTGGGCGTCAACCAGTCGGTTACCGGCAGCCACGCGGTCCGCAATGGCATCCCGCCGCAGTATTGGGCGCAGATTATTTCGTTTGCGAAACGCAGGCGGCACAAGGAGATCACCGCGCAGCTCCTCGCCGAAATACATGATCCGAGGCGTCAATCGTGACGCGCGGCCGGTCCCCCTCGGTCGCTGGCGCAGGTCTCGCGTTGCCGGCGGCTGGGGGAGGACTGACGCCTAGAGGCGCTGGCGCCGTTATGGCGTCAAGGCGCGAGCCGAAGGATTCATTGGAATTTTTCCCGACGCCCGCTTGGGCGACCCGCGCGCTCTGCGAGTGGCTTGTCGATCAAAACCCGTTGCCCCTGTTGTCGGAGATGTCGGTTTGGGAACCAGCATGCGGCCAGGGGCACATGGCTCGACCCCTTGCGGAATATTTCGCAACCGTCCATTCGAGCGATGTCTGCCGGTATGGCGCCGGCGACGTCGAAGACTTCCTTTTTCCGACCGATAGGCGCGCCAGTTGGATTGTGACAAATCCTCCTTTTCGCTTAGGAGAGCAATTCGCCAAGACGGCGATCGAGCGGGCCGATAACGGTGTCGCCCTCCTTGTTCGCACCGCTTTCCTTGAGAGCGCTGCGCGATTCGAAAGCCTATTCATCCGCAACCCGCCGTGCGACATTCTGCAATTCGTCGAACGCGTTCCGATGTTCAAGGGCCGCGTAGATCCGAATGGTTCAACGGCAACGGCCTATTGCTGGCTCGTTTGGTCAACATGGTCGAAAGAGCCAAACCGTAGCGGAACGAGGTTTAATTGGCTCAGACCTTGCCGAAAAGCCCTTGAGCGGCCAGGAGATTATCTGACTGAGGAGGCTGCGGAGTGACTAAATTGTTCGATGGAATTTCTCGTATCTTTAGGCTCCTCACCACGAGCGGCATTGATGACGTGCCCCTGCGGCTGGAAGTCGAGCGCCAATGCGCGGCGGCGAATGCATATGCTTCACTTCGACGTCAACGCACCCTTCGACCCGACGGCATCTTGCCGTCAAACACAGGAGGCCAGAATGGCCGAAAAGCTGAGTAAAGCAGGATCTTCAAAAGCGGTCACCGGCCGCATGCCGACAAAGACCGATCTCGATAAGTTCGGGTCGCGCTGCGGAAGCCTGATGGAAAAGGCCAAGGAAGCGCAGGGCGAAGTCGGAAGCACCACGCGGGAGTTTGCCGACAAGTTCCAGATCGAGGCCAAATCCGTCACTCTCTGGCGCTGGTTTCGCAATGCGGATCGGTCAAAGAGCGCGCTCGTCTGGGATCAGCTCAACATGATGATGGACACATCCGGTCTGAGCGACACGGACGATTTGATTAAGCATGCGGCGTCCGATGACGGCGCTGTTGACCATGACTTCGATGAGGTTGGCGAAGGCGCTCCTCAGAACGGCGACGAGCCGCCTAATCCTGACGCGCAGGCGGCCGAGAAAAACGCCGCGGCGATCAAGAAAGGCATCAAGGCCGACAAGGCCGCCGCCGCCGCCGAGAAAGCGAAGACGCGCCAGTCGCCTATGCACTAAATCTCGATCATAAGGGGGGGGAGTTATGAAAATCACGATCAGGAGCACGGGCGCATTTTCGCCCGTGCCGACACGCCAATGACGGGCCCAATCATGACCCTCGATTTGGCCACGGTCACAGGTCATGCGTTCGGAATTCCGGGCGAAACGATCACTTACGGCAGCACGCGGATGGGTCATCCTGGCGCTTCTCCTGGCGCAAAACTCCATGCATTCCGTGAATGGTTTTGGGACTTCACCGAGGCTCATAGACCGTTGGCGCTCGTGTTCGAGGCGCCGTTTAATCTCGCGATGATGTCGCGCACGGACAAGAAGAATAAATTCATGACGAACGAGGCGACGATTCGCTTCCTATTCGGCATCGTTGCGGTGGCTGAGGAGGCGGCGATTGCGCGCCGGATAGAGATCATCAAAGAGGTTGGCGTCCAGGACGTTCGCGCTCATTTCGTTGGGCAGCGCACATTCCGCCAAGGCGGTCGAGAGGCGGCTAAGAAGGCGACAATCGCGCGCTGCTATCAACTCGGATGGACGCCGATTGATGACAACTGCGCCGATGCGCTGGCGATCTGGTCTTACGCGGAGTCGATCTTTTCTCCGCGAACGTCGGCGCAGCGCCAGGTTAACGCCATGAGGGGGTTGCGCGCGTGAGTGCGCTGTACAACGACAACGATGAGGCATGTGCGCACGTCCTGCGCGCGCTGATCGAAGATGAGGTGATTGCGCCGGGTATGGTTGATTCGCGCTCGATAAAGGATCTGCAGCCAGATGACATTCGCAATTTCACACAGGTCCATCTCTTCGCGGGCGGCGGCATATGGTCAGTTGCGGCTAAACTTGCTGGATGGGCAGATAATCGACCAATCTGGACCGTCTCCTGTCCCTGCCAGCCCTTCTCAGTCGCAGGCAAAGGCGCCGGCTCCGCCGATGCAAGGCATCTGTGGCCGGACGTCTTTCGCCTCGTCTGTTCCTGCCGGCCCGCTGTCATCGTGGGAGAGCAGGTTGCGCGAAAGGCTGGCGAGAATTGGTTCGACGGAGTTCGATCTGATCTGGAAAGTGCGGACTACGCCTGCCGGGCGGTCTCTATCCCAGCTCTCGCCGTCGATGCGCCGCATATCCGACAGCGGCTCTATTGGGTCGCCGTGGCCAACGCCGACAGCAGTCGACGGGCGGCGGGGGACGGAACCGTCGCGTCCTTGGGACAGGGGCGTCCCACTTACTCAAGCAGTCGCGGATCATACGGTCTGGCCGACGCCGGCGGTTGCGGACGTGACGGGCGGTCGCAAGAGCCGTTCGGGATCGCGGAACAACGAGCTGCTGCTGAATGGACTGGCGGCGGCGACGTGGGCGACGCCGCGCGCCAGCGACGGGGAGAAGGGCGGCCCGAACATGAGTTTCGGAGCGGGCGGAACGCCACTCCCGGCGCAAGCTTTTGGCGCGGCGCAGAGTGGCGCGTCGGCGCCGACGGGAAAGCGCGGCGCGTTGGCACCTCGCTTTGTCGGATGGATCATGGGAGTCCCAGAGGAGTGGATGGCTTCATTGGAAGTGGCGACGAAGTTGTTCAAACGATCCCGCTCTTAACTACTGGAACTGTCGGTCGCGTTCAGATGCTGCGAATTCTAGGAAACGCGATTGTCGCTCCATTGGCGGCAGAAGTCCTCAAAAGTTTAATGGAGGTCCTTGATGAGATCGATACAACCGACCCATAAACACGAAGCACTCCGCTCCAAGATTCTTGCTGTGATCGACAAATACGCGGACCACTTATCTAGCGAGGAAATCCTGGCGGTCGCTGCATTTACTGTCGGGCAGATTATCGCGCTCCAGGACCAACGCGAGCTAACGCCCGCGCAGGCGATGGAGATCGTTACGAGGAACATTGAGGCAGGCAACGAATCTGTGCTGAGAGAGATCAAGAGCGCAGGGGGCATTCCGTCATGACCGCGCCCTCCGCGGTCGGGGATGGGCTCCAGGCGATCAAACCGACAAAGCCGCTGGGCGGAAAAGCATATGGCTCGATCGGCCATCTGCCTCGTTCTCGGGTCGGCCCCAGCGATTGGCATATCCACGAAGGTCAAGCGAAGATCTGTCTCGAAAAGCCCCGCAAGGGCGATCGGATCATCGTTTGCGAAAAACTCGACGGCGCTTGCATGGCGGTCGCCAATGTTGGCGGCAAACTGATTGCGCTCTCTCGCGCGGGCTATCTAGCGGCCGATGCTATCTATGAACATCTGACGATTTTCTCGGCGTGGTTCGAAAAAAATCGCCAAATGTTCGCGCGGCTATTTCTCGCGCCAGGAGAGCGAGTTTGCGGCGAATGGCTCGCAATGGCTCATGGCACGATTTACGATTCTCGGCACGAGCGCTTTTCTCCGTTTATTGCGTTCGATATCATTCGAGACGGAAAGCGCGTTCTTCGTGACGAGTTCCGCGAGCGGATCGAAAGCGCGGGATTCATCGAAGCGACGGTGCTTCACGACGGCCCGTGCGCATTCTCAATGGAGAATGCTATTGCCGCGCTCGGCCGAGGCGGCTTTCACGGAGCTGATGAAGTTGAGGGAGCCGTCTGGCGCGTTGAACGCGAGGGCCGCGTCGACTTTCTCGCAAAGTATGTAAGACCCGACAAGATCGACGGTAAATATCTCCCCAGCGTCGCAAAGACCGATCCAATCTGGATTGTTGACCCGATAACGTTTGCGAAAAGGACAAACCATGACTGACCCCACAGAATACGAGCGGCTGGTCGAGACGGCGGCGCGGGTGCGCGCTGGGAACGTCTCGAAATCGCAATGGGACGCGAACCCGGAAGAGCATGGCTTTCATATCGAGGCCATCCTAGCCGTGTTCGAAGCCATCGGCCTGACCGCCGAGTCCTGCATCGTGCCGTGCGTGGCGACGCAATATATGCTGAATGCAGTTTGCGAGATTGGCGGCCCTCAGTGGGTCGCAAATGCTCAGGCGATCTGGCCAACAATGATCGCCGCCCGCCCGCAATTGGGGGATCGCTCCGATGGGTGACCCACGTTGGCCGATTGGATGTATTAAACCAAACTCATGCTCTCGGCATCGCACCTGCATGTATTCCTGCAAGCCCCACAAAGATCGAGAGATCAGCGGGGAGGTTGATCAGGCAGCCGCCGACGAAGCCGCCATCTCCCCTCCCGCAACAGAATCCATCACGGTCGAGTGCGTTGAGTGTGTATCTTACGAAAGCGGGTTCGAGCAACCTTCCGATCCGACCTGGCGCATAGAGATAAACGGATATTGCGCCGATTTCGCAACTGAGACAGCGGCGCATAACTTTGCGCGTCAGATCGGCTCTCTCCGCTCGCCTCCCGCAACAGATGCGAGCGTGCAAGCTCTCGCGACGGTGCTGAGGCCGTTCGCGAACGTTAGCGTTAGGGACGCGGATGGGAGCGTCTGGCTCGCTGTCGCGTCCGGTGGAGATATGCTCGCCCGCATAGACAAGCAGAACTTCGTCGACGCGCAGGAAGTGCTTGCTGCCTATGACTCCCGCTCGCCTCCCACGCCAGCCGAAGACGCAGTCTTGGAGGCGTACAACATGGCGATCAAGGCCGCAGCAGAAGAGGGAGACAGATACAGTCACACTTGCTTTCTTGCAGGGCAGCGGGAAGCTTCAATTTCTGCGGGGATTGCCGCGCGCTTGCCTCCTGCAACAGACGACTCCAAAAAAGACGCGGAGATTGCACGGCTCAAGATCGAAATAGAAACCTATCAAGCCGAATGCGAGGCGCACGTTGTACACGGGAAAGGTGAAGACCACGTCGCGGTCATGATCTACTACGATCTGCGTCGCGAGCTTGGAATCGTCGGTCCTCAATACGAGCACGTCTCTCTGTTTGATACGGTAGTTGATCTGCATAGAAAAGTCGAAGCTATGAACGCAACAGACGACTCCGCGCTCGACGGGGCGCTGTTTAGGTTTTGGATCGCGATGCGAACAGGCGAACATAAGGATCCTGACCGCCTAACCAACCTTATTGGGTGCTGTCGCAATCTCACCCAGTACCGCACCGCCCTCATCGCGCTCGCCAAGCGCAAGGGGATTGATTTGGGATGAGCGACGACCGCGCGCTCCCCATCAGCATAGAGGCCGAGCAGGCGGTGCTCGGCGCTATCATGATGAATAACGCCGCCTTTGAAAGTGTGTCTGGAATTCTGAGCGCCGAGCATTTCAGCGAGGAAATCCACGCGGGCATCTATACAGCGATGAGCGACATGATTTCGGAAGGCCGCGTGGCGTCTCCGATCAATCTGATTCCTTCGTTCGAAGGAGTCCAACTCTCTCCGGAAGTGTCCGCGCGCCAGTACATCGCCAACCTTGCCGGCGGCGCCGTCTCCGTCGTCAACGCGATCGATTACGCGCGCACGATTGTTGACCTCTCGAACCGCAGGACGCTCATCACGACGGCGCGCGATCTGATCGAGGCGGCCTTCGTCTCGCCGATCCACATCCGGGCCGCGCAGCTCGCGACTGCAGCCATCGAAAATCTCGATGCTGTCATAGTTGAGGAGGCCACAGGCTCGCCTCGCGTCACGATCGCGCAGGCGGCCGACGATGTGATCGCCCGCGTCCAGGCGGCCGCGCAGGGCGATCCTGCGGATATCCTGGCGACAGGCCTCCATGATCTCGACCAGCGGATGAATGGCGGCATTGAGCCGGGGGAACTCGTGCTGCTCGCCGGCCGCCCCTCTATGGGTAAATCAGCCGTCGCGTTGTCGATCGCGCTGAACGTCGCCAGCCGGGAGGTCGATCAAGGCGGCGTCGCGTTTTTCTCGCTCGAGATGCAGGCGGCGCCGCTCGCCTCCCGCGCGATCTCTGCGCTTTGCTATTTCGCCAATGCGCCGATCGAATACCGCGACATGCGCGGCGGGACGGCATTGAGCAGCGAGCGGATAGGCCGGATGGTGGACGCGCAGCGGTTGCTCCGATCCATGCCGATCGTGATTGAGCAGCAGGCGGCTCTCACGCTTTCGCAAATCAGCCAGCGCGCGCGACGTATCCAAGGCCGGATGCTGACCAACGGCGTGCGCCTCCGGCTGATCGTTGTGGACCATCTGGGCTTGATCGGAACCCACAAGCGCGACAACTCGCGCGAGCGTGAGGTCTCGGATATTTCGAAGGGGTTGAAGTCGCTCGCCAAGGATCTCGGCGTGGCTGTCCTGGCGCTCGCGCAGCTCAATCGGAAAATCGATGAGCGCAAGCTGTCGGACCGGCGTCCGATGCTTTCTGACCTCCGCGAATCTGGGTCGCTTGAGCAAGATGCGGACACAGTTATCGGGCTCTTTAGAGAGTCCTATTACCTCCAGGCGAGTCAGGATCGCGATGACGTCGAGCGGTTCTACAATGTCAAAAACAATCTTGAGGCTCTGTTGCTCAAATCGCGGCAGGGTCCCACAGGAATTGCGCAGCTCTTCTGCGCAATAGGGTCGAATGCGGTGCATGACATCACGCGGCCCACGACGATGCAGCAAATGGACTTTGTAGGGGAAGAATTCTCATGAAACTATCTGATACGCGGCTCGCGGTGACGGCAACAGTCCTGCACGAGGAACGGTCATTTCTGGTCGCAGTGTGCGGCCTGCTCAAGGAGAAAAAGACGGTCTCGGAAATTGTCGAGATCCTCGCTGTCGATCCTGAGAGGACGACGCAAGCCTCGATGGAGATCCTGTCGCTTCTTGATTACGATGCGACGAAGGGCAAACCAAAGGCCGAGCGCCGGCAAGCGCTGACGCCGATGGTCAAGGAATGGAAGCTTGCGGATGATGACGTCAAATATGCGCGGCATTGGGGTTTCAATGATGGCGAGATTCACAGAGAAGCGATCGACTTTCGGGATTATTGGCTCACGCGGCCAGATCGGCGAAACTGGTCGCTCACTTGGAACCGCCGCATCCGCGATCAAGCCACGCGCCTCGGCAAGCCGGTTCCTGCTGACGAGATGGCGACGAGCGGCAATGCGGGCGAACCAAAAACTAAGGAAATTTCTGACGCTGTGTGGCGTCAAGCGCTGGGCGAATTCAAGCAGTCTGGCGTTTGGCATGCGGCCCTTGGTCCAGACCCGAATCAGCCAGGGTGTCGGGTCCCGGCGAACTATCGTCGGTAGGATTTACGATTTGTGACCGGTGATCAGCGCTGCTATATAGATCCGGTCACATTTTGCCGCTCGTCACGCGGAGCTGGCGCGGGATGTGAGATCCCGGCAGTAGGGGGCTAATCAAGCCCCCGACCCTATCGCGGGGCGAGCGCGGTGGGGATCTATCCGGCAGGGGATGTTGCTCCTCCCACAGCCGCGGCGGCAACGGGTGCGCGTGTGAGGCGCGATAAAGGTCTGGTTCGGGATTCCCTGTCGGCCTGGTTGGTCGACCTGTCAAATCAGGCAAGCCGCCACTTTCTCAAACGCAAGGATCAAGGCAATGGATGACATTAAGACAAAAATTTGGGCTGTAGCGTGGGCTTTCATTGCAGGATTCGTTCTCGGCGGCATAGCTGCTCGCTATTGGATATTGAGTTCGCTCAACCTCTGGTAAGGTTCCGCCACGCGACTTCCAGGGATCAACGCGACGCTTTTTCAACACAAAGGACGAAGGCAATGAGTGAATTCAAAGTCGGCGACGTGGTTCAGGCGAAAAGCGGCGGTCCGCAGTTGACGATAGCAAGCATTCTTCCGGGCGGTGTCCTTGAATGCTTTGCGGTATCTGACGTCCACCAGTTTGTGACTATCAGGGCGCCTATTGCCTGCTTCCGGATCAAGAATTGCGGGCAGCCAGAAAGCAGGCTTATGCAAATTGGCGCTCCATAAGTTCCTGATTTTTCTTGCAGCTTATAGGCCGTCATGTGATCCGATATCGCACGATAGAGGTTCGAGACAAGCCTGCGCGGCCGTTGCGCAAGGCAAGAAAGCGCCCGCGGCGGTTGCCCAAGGCGCCAAAGCCGAAATCGAAATCGACGCGAAAGGAAGCCAAGTGACGAGCCCAGATCGACCAACCTTCCACATCGTATCGGCCGGCAGCGAGAAGAATGAACTCGCCAAGTTGATCGCCGCGGAGATTGCTGATGGTGTGCTGCATCACGAGCGCAACTTCACGATCGAGATCAACGTCGAGACCTATTCCGCCATCATTGACCGCGCGCGCGTGACCCTTGATATCCGCATGCGCGCCATGCACTCAGGCAGGCGCGTGAGCGACCATCGCCTGTTCGGGTCAGTCAACCTCGGCGACCCGCCTCCTGGCCGCTCTGCGCTTGACCAAAGGCAACGCGAGGCTAATTCTTAGGGCGTACCTCAAGGAGGATAAGATGGACGAGCCAATCATTCAGTTTTTCGCCTATGATCACTTGCCGGTTGTCCTGCAGGAGAAGAGCAAGCCGTTCTGCCTTCTCGCGGACTGGATCATCTGCACGTTGCCTCGCAACCCAGAGCGAACGGTTGCCCTCCGCAAGCTTCTCGAAGCGAAAGATGCAGCGGTTCGCGCTTCTATTTTCAAATAGAGGAATACCACCGAGGTCAGGAGATGGTAGTATGGAGATCAAACACTACGAGGGGATCAATTATACACCAGCCTTCCCCTTAGCTCTCAAAGGGAATTTCGAGCTATTCACGGCAGGATTTAGCCAGCCGTGCCAGACAATTTCATGGGATATGAACGCCGTCAGCGCGGAGGTTGATGGCAAAGCCATTGGCGTCATCGTGTGGTCGAAAATTGCTCATATGAAAGAGGCGTTCGTCAATCTCGGCTATGTCCTCCCAGCGAGCCGAAACCAAGGCATTTATCGGAAAATGTGGGACGCTCTTGTGATAAGGGCTCAGGAAGAAAAGCTGGACCATATCTCAGGCACGACGCATGTTCTGAATGAATCTATGCGAGCCGTAGCGCGATCTCTCGGACGCCGAGAGGAAGGTGTCACTTTATTTTTCCAACTGTCCCATACAATCCCATCATATTGCTCAGACGAGCAAAATGATGTGACTCACGCGAGCTGCTCAATTCCCCCAATTCCACGCAATTAAAAACCGCTCAAACGCGATCCATGCAGCCCCTAAGGTTGCCTAAAGCCATTCTTTCCTCCATTTTCCCAATTCATCCCCCTAAACCCCACAGGGGCTACAATGGCGAAACCGACACATAAAGATTCCCCGAAAATGCCAGGACAAATCGAGGTTTGGCCAATAGATTCAGTGGCTCCTTACGCGAAAAACTCGAGGACGCATTCGGCCGAACAGGTCGCGCAGGTCGCGGCGTCCATGCGCGAGTTTGGGTTTACAATTCCGCTGCTCGTGGACGAGGCCGGGCAGATTATTGCGGGTCACTGCCGTCTCGAGGCCGCGCGCTCGCTGGGGATGGCCGAGATCCCCGTGATGGTCGCTGACGGCTGGAGCGAGGCGCAGAAGCGCGCTTACGTGATCGCTGATAACAAACTGGCCATGAATGCGGGCTGGGACGAAGATCTGCTGCGGGGCGAGCTGGCGGGCCTGCGGGAGTTTGGGTTTGACATCTCGCTGACGGGATTCGGGCTGGATGAGCTGTCGGCGCTGTTCGACGCGCCTGGCGAGGGGCTGACCCATCCAGATGAGGCGCCAGAGCCTCCTGCGAACCCCGTGAGCGCGCTCGGCGATGTTTGGGTGCTGGGACGCCACCGGCTGGTCTGCGGCGACAGCACGAACGCTAAGACGGTTTTACGGGCATTGGACGGCGCGAAACCGCATTTGATGGTGACCGATCCTCCGTATGGGGTCGATTACGATCCGGCGTGGCGGAACCGGGCGGATCGAGCCAATGGGAAGCCCTATGGCGCCCGCGCCATAGGGCTCGTGACGAATGATGATCGCAGTGACTGGCGCGCTGCGTGGCAGTTCTTCCATGGCGACGTGCTCTATTGCTGGAGCCCGGCGGGCTCCAATAGCGTGGCGTTCTACAGTTCTATTGTCGAAAGCGGATTTGAGATCCGGATGCAAATTATCTGGGCGAAGTCGCATTTTCCGATCGGTCGCGGTCATTATCACGTCCAACACGAGCCCTGCTGGTATGCGGTGCGCACGGGCGCGACGGGACACTGGGCTGGCGACCGCAAGCAAACGACGCTCTGGCAAATCGACAAGCCGCAGAAGTCAGAAACCGGCCACAGCACGCAAAAGCCTGTCGAGTGCATGCGCCGCCCGATCGAGAACAATTCCAAGCCTGGAGATTCCGTCTATGAGCCGTTTAGCGGATCGGGGACGACAATCATCGCTGGCGAGATGACCGGCCGCACGATTCTCGCCATCGAGCTGGATCCTGCCTATATCGACGTCGCCGTTCTCCGCTGGCAAAACTACACAGGCAAATCGGCTGTGCTTGAGGAGACGGGACAGACGTTCCTCGAAACTATGGCCGCGCGGAAGTCTGGAAAGAAAGCCGCGGCGCCGAAACTGCTGGGAGGCCTCACTCGAAAAGGCGGACACAACCCTGGCGTTTCGCAGATTGTGGATCGCCCTCCTGCTCCGGCATCGATGAAAGCCGCCCGTGGTCGCCCGAAGTCCGCGCAGCCTTGGATAGCCGCTGGCGTCCCAAAGGCGACGTGGTATAGGCAGAAGAAGGAAAGAGAGCGAGGCGCCACCCCGTGAAAAAGAAAGCGCCACTGCCGCCTCCTACGCCAGCAAAGCGCGGTCGCAAGCCCGGCTCTGGGACGAAATACATCCCCGGAGATCGCGAGCGCGGTCTTGTCGAGGGTATGTCCGCATATGGCGAGACGGCGCCAAACATCGCCTCCGTGCTGCGCATATCAATCGCAACGCTCACGAAATTCTATCGCAAAGAACTCGACGTCGCCGCGATCCAGGCGAACGCCAAAGTGGCCGCGAACCTGTACAGGATGGCCACCAGCACCACGCACAAGAATGCGGCGGCATCAGCGATGTTCTGGATGAAAACCCGCGCGCATTGGCGGGAGAAAAGCGAACTCGACGTGAACTTCCCTCAGTTTGTCCAGATAGATGCCAAAGACCGGAAACTCTAAACCTCTTCACAATCCCATTAGCGGCAAGCTCACGCGGGTCGGCGGCGCGGTGTTCGGTGAGCATCAGGAAGACGCGCGAACCATGCTGTCGGGCCCGCAGCGCTATTCCTGCCTCGTGGGTGGCACGAGGAGTTCGAAAACTTTTCTATTCATGAGGATGATCCTCGTGCGCGCCATGGCTGGGCCCGGCTCGCGGCACGCCATTCTCCGCTTCCGCGCCAACGCCGCACGGGCCTCGATCGCCAATGAGACGCTGCCGTCGGTTCTGCGCATATCGTTCCCCAGCCTCGTGGTTGAGCGACGCGAGGGCGATATCTACGAGCTCGCGAATGGTTCGCAGCTCTATATCAGCGGCCTCGACGAAAAGAAGCGCGTGGAACGAATTCTCGGGATGGAGTTCGCAACCGTCTTTCTGAACGAGGTCTCGCAAATCCCCTACAGCTCGGCGCTCGTGGCCTGGACGCGGCTTGCGCAGGTCGTTCCCGGCTTGAGGCAGCGCGCCTATGTCGATCTGAATCCTGTCGGCCGCAGCCATTGGACGAACCGCCTCTTCGGCGAACTCAAAGACCCGGTGAGCGGCCAGCCGATCGCCGATCCGCAAAACTACAAGCGGTTCTTCCTCAACCCGGGCGACAATGCGCACAACCTGTCGCCGGAATTCCTCAAGGACCTCGCCAACCTCCCCGACAAGCAGCGCAAGCGATTCTATGAGGGCGTCTATGTCGATGAGGTCGAAGGCGCGCTCTGGACATATGAGGGGATCGCCACCGGCCGCGTGGCTCCTGAGGACATACCGATTGCGAACCGCGCGGCGGTTGTCATCGCTGTCGATCCGTCTGGCGCCTCAGGCCGTGAGGATCTGGGCCACGATGAGATCGGCATCGTCGTCGCGGCGCGCGGGACAGACGGGCATGGGTACATCCTCGACGACCTCTCGATCCTCGGTGGCCCGACCGAATGGGCCAAGCGCGCGGTCTGGGCGTTCCACCACTGGCAGGCGGACTGCATAGTGGCCGAGTCCAACTTCGGCGGCGAGATGGTGCGCGCAACGATCCTCGCGGCTGATCCGAACGTCTCGGTGCGCCTGGTCACGGCCAGCCGCGGCAAAGCAGTCCGCGCCGAGCCTGTAAGCGTCCGCTATGCCAAGGGCGAGGTCCACCACGCAGGGACGTTTCCGAAACTTGAGGACCAATTATGCGCGTTCTCAGGCACCGGTTATGCAGGCGCAGACTCGCCTGATCACGCGGACGCATGTATTTGGGCGCTAACTTACCTGCTCGGCATCAGCAACACGGGCGGCATGATTGAATATCTCCGGCAAGAAAACGCGGCGAACGCGAAGGCGGCGATTCCGGGCGGATGGGAGTTCGCAAATCAAGCTAGTGGAGATCGTGGAAAGTTGATAAGGCTGTTTGCGCCGTCCGCTACAGGGACGTTCTACGGCATCTCCGGGCGCAGCTACTGGCCCAACTCGGATCGGATCATCGAAGTGCTTAAGATGGATGCAATCCCGTTCAGGCAGGCAGGCTTTATGCCTGTGGATGTCGACGAAAAGGAAGAGGCGCTGTGAAAGACACCGATCCCCCTTCTTACGGCGACAGGCAAAAGATCGCTGATCTCGACCACGCGGCCGCGCAACTAAAGATCGCGCTCCGGCGCTGCATGGGCGACCAGTACACCGAAGGATTCAGCGTCAACATCGATTCCATGGTTGAAAGCGTCTGCCGTCTAAAATGGATCCAGCGATGATCAAAGCTCTTGCCGCCGCGCTGCTCGCCGGCGCGCTGATGTGCTCCGGCGCCCGCGCGCAGGTCGCCAATATGCCGACGACCATTGTCCCGACTGTCATAACGACAGGCAACACGTTTCAGACGATTTTGCCACGCATTGTCCCGCCTAGCGTGCGCCACTCGCTGACGATTGAGGACAACAACGCCTCGGACAACTGCTGGCTCTACATCGGGCCAGGATCGGCGACAAAGGGCACAGCGATATTCATGGTGCCAGGCGGGTCTTACATGCGGTATTTTCCCTATGTGCCGTCCGACGTGATCCAGGCGACCTGCGCAACCAGCGCAGACACGCTCTATTTGGACATCCAGTAGATGAGCGCCCTCCGGTCTATCCGACTCGCCGCCGTCGCTCTTGCGCTCGCCTTTGCCATTCCCGGCGCGCGCGCTGACGGCATATTCAATCCGGGCTCCAGCGGCTCCTCCGTCTGCGGCACATCCGGCCAAGTCCAGTACAACAATGCGGGCTCGTGCGGGGGATTCTCCCTCGGAACTAACGTCCAGACCGCGCTCGGCTTGACGCTCAATGGCTCCGGAGCTCTTGCGGCGACCACGAACCCGGCATTCGTGACGCCTGCACTGGGCGTCGCGACGGGAACCTCGCTTGCTCTCGGCGGCGCGACGCCCGGAACCAATGCGTTTGCGGTGAACGGGACGACCCTACTCAACGGGAACGTTACCATTGGCAGCTCTAGTGTAACTGAGCTTTTTAACGTAGTTTCCACCTCTGGCGCCGTATTCTTATCCGCCTACGGCGGCTCGCCTTTACAATTGTCCTTGGCCAATAATGCTTCGTTCGGGTTTAATCCAAATAGCAGTGTTACGGGAGCGAATGACACCAATCTCTACCGCGACGCCGCGGGCATCCTCGCCCAGCGCTACGGCGCGAACGCGCAAATCCATCGGGTCTACTACTCGTACACCGACGCCTCTGATGGCGCATGGGCCTCGATGGATGCGGGCGTCACGACTGCAGGCGTTGTCACATTCGGCACTAACGGCAACGGCACGGGCGCGAGCACGCTTGGTAAGTTGCAATTCAACGTGCTGGGCGTCAATAAACTAGATTATGGGGTGACGACGGCCGGGACTTGGACAACCGGGGGAACGTTTGCCGCCGCCGCTTATATCGCCGGAGGATCGGCGGGGGTGTCATGCGCGGCCAACTCAGTCACTCTTTTAACAGAAGTCGTGACGAACGGAATTGTCACCCATTGCTGAGGATCCCTGAAATGGCGTCGATTGTTTTCACCGCAACCATCGGAACTAACCCGCCCGACACGATCACGGCCACATTGGCAGACGCTGATCTTGAGGCCGTGATTGGTGTCGCCGGTGCGTCGTATTTTCCGGAGGGGGTTATGGGCTCCAATGGGCTCCCACAGAACCCGCCCGTCGCCCCAACCCCGTTGCAGGTCATGCAGGCGATGGTTGGCGGCGTCATCAACGGCTGGGCCGCCAATGTCCAGCAAGCTCAGAAGCAGGCCGCAGCCGCAGCAGCAACCGCGAGCATCAACCCGATCCCCGTGACGGTTACATAAGGAAGTACCAGTGAAGTCCCTTCGCCTCGCTCTCCTCGTCATCCTCCTCGCCTCGCCAGCAATGGCGCAGGACGCGCCCGCGCCCGTCAAAGCACAAGACATCATTGCCAACACGATTGGCAACCTCGACATCGCCAATGCCAATATGTCCGAGCAGATTGGCGCGCTCACGAAGCAGATCGCCGCTCTGAAAGCCCAGCTCGCGGACGCGCAGAAGGCGGCGCCGAAACCAGCTCCGAAAAAGGTCGCGCCGAAATGATGAATGGGAAGCTCGCGATCGATATTGAAGGCATCGCCGGATATGGCATCTCAGACGATGGCGAGCGCGTTGCGGTCAAATGCGTCGACGCGCTTGGCCTCGAACTCACGATCACGCTGGCGCTTGCAGCCATCCCGGTGCTGATCGACGGCTTGAATGCTGGGAAAAAGTCAGCCGAGGAAAAGCGCGGACGCGTCGACAACTCGACGACCGTTCATTTCCCGAAAACATGGAATGTACAAAACGCACATGCTCTTCCTGGAAACGTGCTGCTGATCTTCGACAAGGCCGCGCCGTTGCAAGCGGTGTTCGCGCTCAACTCGGCGGCTGCGCGCGATATGGGGCGCGGCATGGTCGTCACTGCGCAGAAGACGTCAGGCGTCCAGAAGCCGGAGCCGAAGAGGCTCATTCTGCCCAACCATCTCAACGGGGCGCCTTGATGGCCAAGCCAACTGTCGGCCGCATCCTCTGGTATCGCGCGGCGGTGAACGATCCTGGCGGCAATCATGGCGGCGCGCCGCTTGCGGCTATCGTGACGCGCGTCAACTCGGACATGACGGTCAATCTCTCTATTTGTGATCCCTATTGGGGCACATGGAACAGGGTCGATGTCCTGCTTATCCAGGATGGCGCGTCGACAAAGGATTTGCGCTCGTGGGCTGAATGGCCGACGCGCGAGTGAGGAGTCTGGCCCGCGTGGCTGACGCAGGAGAGTGAAATGGCAAAAATGATAGCGCCCGCCGTGACCTCGGGAATCGTCCAGGGCTCCGGAATCACCTATACGACTGCGGCTGACGGCACGATCTCGGGCGTTCTCCCGGCCGACATCATCCCTCTGATCCGCGCCGGCTGGCGGTTGTTTTCCACATTCGTCGGCAAAACGTCGTTCGGCTCGCCGCTGCCGGCCGATCTGATCAGTATCGTTTCGGCGGTGACGCCGAGCAATGTGGCACTCACGATCGCTGCGCAGCCCCCGCAGGCGCGCAAGCTGCAAATCCGCGTCGTCATAGGCACGACGACCACGACGGCCATCACAGCAGGCTCTCTCGCCATCGTAGGCGTAGATCAGGACGGCAATTCCGTCTCTGAAAACGTCAGCCTGATCGAGAATGCTAGCGCGACGCTTAAATCTGTGAACGCCTATTCGCAGATCACGAGCGCCACCGTCTCCGGCTATGTCGCGAGCGGCTCTGGAACCGGCAACACGGTCGGCGTCGGCCTGTCGAATGACTTCGGCGTTCCGACGACTCCTGGCGTGGTTGATTTCGCGATCATCAAAGCCACGAAGGTCACGAAGGTGCTCGGGACGAGCAACGTGGCGGCCGACGACGTGGCTTCGACCGCGACCGTCGATCCGGTGGCGCGTACGATCGCTCCAACCACGGCGCCAGCCGCGAATGGGCTGGTGGACTTTGAGTTTACGTATTCATATGGCCTAGCCGCATAAACGAGCGACTGCATCAGCGTCGCCAAATCGACGACGCATGAATGAGCCTGCGGGCTGATAGAGGAGAGCGTTTATGCAAGCCAAAATCGTGATGAAAGCGCCTGCAGGTCTCGGCGGTATGATCCAAGCCAGCGCGAGCGGCCGCAACTATCTGATCGACGAAGACGGCCTCGTTGTGGTCGACGCCATCGACGTTCAGGACCTCCATGGCGCTGGGTTCATCTCGCAGAACCACCATGGCGATCCCTCGACTGCAGCCGCCTTGGCGCCAGCAGCCGTCACCCATCGTCGGGAGGTTGAGCAGCCGGGACTGCAGCAGAGCCAGGACTTCGGCGGCGCGCGGCCGTTGCATGGTCTTGCATATGACGCCAACGAGCCGTGGGAGGATCGCCGTGCGGAGGAAGACGCCGCGCTTGAGCGCCAGACGATGGAGTTGTCCGGCATGAAGGCTCCTGTGCCGGCGTTCCAGCGCGACGCGCGAGCTGACCTTGCAGAGCGCACGCGCCGGAGATTGGCGGGTGAGGGGGGTGAGCACGATTCCGATCAGGAGGAGCGCGAGCGCCAATACGCGGCTCAGAGCGAGCATGAATCTGAGCATGACGAACCGCATCACCAGCCTCCGGATAAGCCAGCGCCGGACGCGGACAAGTTCTAAACCGGGTAGGTTCAACATCGGGACTCGGAATTGAACCCGGGTCCCGATAGCACAGGAATCTCGCCAATGGATGCGAAAGCCCAAGCTGCCCTTGAGGATCTGATCCCGCGCATGAAAGCGCTGGAAAGGCGCGTTTACGATCTGGAGAACCGCAAGATAGCCGGCGGCGCGGTCATCACGGAGCGGCCGGATCTTGCCTATACGCGGACAGAGCATGCCTACCGCGAAGCGCTGGAACTTGACGGCGATCGCCGTAAACCTCTGAGGAAATAATGGCAGACGCTCCGAGCCGAGGCGGCCAGACCGGGTCCTTTCTAAGCCCCACCAGCGTGCAGGTCAGCTATTCCGGCTCGTATGGGCAGGCGCAAGGACAAGGCGCGTCGTGGTTTGGTCCAGGCAAAACGATGCTGCCTACAGCGCCCCCCGAGGTCGCTGGACGCCAATGGGATTTTGAGTACTCCCGCAATCTCCTAATCACGCCGCGCGCCTATGAGCGAGTCTCGTTTCAGATGCTCCGCGCGCTCGCCGACGGCTATGATCTTATGCGCCTCGTGATCGAGACCCGCAAAGATCAGGTCGCGCGCATGGGCTGGACAATCAAGCCGCGCGAGAAGAAAGGCAGCACAACGCTCGTCAAGCCGATCACGAAGTTTTTCGAGAAGCCGGATGGCGTCCACTCATGGGCGGACTGGATTCGAGCGCTGCTCGAAGATCTGTTCGTGATCGACGCGCCGACGCTCTATTGCCAGCGGGATAAGCTCGGGCGGCTATTGGCGCTCAACTATATGGACGGCGCGCGAATCCTGCCGGTACTTGATGACTGGGGCCGCACGCCGCAGCCATATATGCAGGACGGCAAGAAAATCTATCCTGTCGCCTACCAGCAGAACCTCAAGGGCCTGCCCGCGGTCGATTATTCCGTGCGCGATATGATCTATCGGCCGCGCAACGGCCGCACAAATAAAGCCTACGGGTTCAGCCCGGTCGAGCAGGTCATTACGACCATCAACATCGGCCTGCAGCGCCAAGTATCGACGCTTGCCTATTACACCGAAGGAAGTTCGCCTGAGGCGATGATCGGCTGCCCTGACACATGGACGCCGCAGATGATCTCGGCCTATCAGCGCGAGTGGGACAACCGGCTTGCTGGCGAGGTCGAGAGGCGGCGCCGTGTCACGTTCACACCAGGTGAGCTAGCGAAGAACTATGTGGCGATCAAGCCGAACCTGCTGAAGGACGAATTCGACGACTGGCTCGCGCGGGTTATCTGTTTCGCATTCTCTACCTCTCCGCAGCCATTCATCAAGCAGATGAATCGCGCCTCTGCTGAGACGCAAAAGGAAATCTCCCAAGAGGAAGGGCTCGAGCCTGTCCTCGACTGGATCAAGGCGCTGATCGACGATGTGATCGCAAACGAGTTCGGCGCGCCGGATCTTGAATTCGGCTGGGCTGAGGATCAGGAGATCGATCAGGCGGCGCTTTCGATCATCATCCAGGGCAATGTGGCCAAAGGACTTATGACGATAAACGATGGTCGCGGCATGCTTGGGCTTGATCGGTTCGCCAATCCTGCAGCCGACATGCTGATGGCATGGACGGCGACAGGATATGTCCCGATCGAGGCCAATACCATTGATGGTAAGAAAGCTAACATGGATGCATTCGGCGTTCTTCCAGGCGCGCCGCCGGCGCCGGGCGAGGATGAGGAGAGCGACGATGAAGGTGAAGCGGGAAACATGCCGCCTAAACCCAAAAACGGAAAGGGAAGCAAAACTGGCTCTAAAGGCCAAGGAGCGGCGTCTGCAAAAACCGGCTCCGTGGGAGCACCCAAGGGTGGCAAGGCAAGCCCAAAGCCCGGAAAAATGATCCTAGATGGTGATTTAGCAAAGGCCGCCGATCCTGACGGAGGCGGCGCGGAGATCCTCCCTTTTGACAGGTCTGCGTCGCGCAAAGCCATCAAGGGCATGGCGGCGGGCCTGCTGAAAGGCTTTCGCAAGCTGGCCAAGACATCAGCCAAGACGGCCAAGGACGCCCTTGAGGACCTCGGCAAGGCAAATGCTGACAGGCTTTCGAAATATAGCGAGGATCAGCCTCGCGACGATCATGGCATGTGGACGGGGGATGGCGGATCGACTTGGTATCACGGCTCTGATGTTGAAATTGAAGGGCCATTAACGACCGATAAGTTCGGCAGCGGAGCATTCACGGAAATTGATGGGACGACAAAGCGCGGTTATGCACCAGCAGTTTATTTGACAGACAGCAAGGAACATGCGGAACGTTATGGAAACGTGAGCGCATACAAGCTTGATGAAAGCAATGCGACCTACCACGACGCCGTTCCTGGGCTTAATGAATGGGCAAAAGATGAAGGTTACGAATCAGGGCAGGATATGGTTGATAAATATTACGAAGGCGATGTGTATGCAGCGACCAATGCTGATCAAATGTTTAATCAACAAATCAGACAAGCGCAGTCAGAAGGTAAAGGTGCGGCGATCATAGACTTCGGCAATTTAGTTCATGGCGGCAGGGTGGCCCTTGGAAAGGTGGCTGTTGTCAGCAATACTAAGTTAATCAAACCAGTTGCATCGAAAGGTGTTTCCCTCGCTATTGACGGAGGCAGTGCGATCGTCAAGGCGCAGCCGGCCAAGGATGACAAATCAGACAGCGACATCGCGCAGGACATCGTTGACGCCATCGATTTCGAGGCGCTTGACGCCACGGTCGAGACCAGCGCCGAGAACATGGCCGATATCGTCAAGGACGCGGTCGACGGCGCGATGGCGCAAATCGGCGTGGACAAGGAATCCGAGCTGGTCGATCAGGTGAGCGAGCAGGCGGTCAAGATGGCCCGCGCGCGCGCCGCGGAGCTGGTGGGGATGCGGTTCAACTCCGATGGCGAGCTGGTGGCGAACCCGCGGGCTGAATATGCGATCACGGACACGACGCGCGATATGATTAAGCAAATCATCACGGACGGCCTCGCTGACAACATCGGATCCGACGCAATAGTGGACAACATTCAGAGCGCGACGGCATTTTCGGCGGATCGGGCTTATGCGGTCGCGCACAATGAAATAGCCGACGCCAATAGCCGCGCCGCTCTCTTGGCCTACAAAGGCGCCCGCAGCCACGGCGTCAATGTCAAAAAAGGCTGGGGCTTAGGACCAAATCCGTGTGAGATATGTCAGGAAAATGCTGATGCTGGAGCAATCGACCTAGATGACGACTTCCCGAGCGGCGATTCAGAACCGACAGCTCATAACCACTGCGAATGCGTTTTGCTGCCGATTGTGATTCGTGACAAAGAGTAGAGAAAGCGGAGACCTGCCATGCCTGATCTGAAAATGTTCATCCCCATCACGAAAGTCGATCTCGAGCGCAGGCTCGTCTACGGCATCGCCACCGGAGAGACAGCCGACCGTGTAGGCGAGGTCTGCGATTATGCGACCACGAAACCGTTCTACGAGAAGTGGTCAGCCGATATCCACAAGGCCACGGATGGCAAGTCTCTTGGCAACGTTCGCGCCATGCATGGCAAGGTCGCGGCCGGCAAGGTGACCACGATCAACTTCAACGATGACGCCAAGAACATAGAGATCTGCGCGAAAATCGTCGACGACGCAGAATGGAACAAGGTCGAGGAAGGCGTCTATACCGGGTTCAGCCAGGGCGGCGCCTATGTGAAGCGCTGGAAGGACGAGGCGGGCGCGCAGCGCTATACGGCAGATCCGAGCGAGGTCAGCTTAGTTGACCTGCCCTGCCTCCCTGAGGCGACATTTAAAGTCCTAAAGGCGGATGGCGCCGAGGAAGAGCGGAGGTTTGTGATGCCGGCCCAGATTGGCAACGTGGAAGTCGCGAAACGCGCGGAAGAGTTGGCGAAGGCCGCCGGCAAGGAGCCGTCGACATGGACGGAATATATCGAGGCCGCGCGCGCAGAGCTGACCAAGGCCGCGGCCGCCTTCATCAAGGAAGCGGCAGTGGTTGATCCCGCGCGGCCGCCAGTGCCGGTTGTCGAGAAAGCCGCCGCTGATCCCGTGCCAGCCGATCCGGTCGCTGATCCAAAGGCCGCGGCGACAGACAACGATCTCGTCAAGCAAGTCTGGATGTCCAAGGACGACAAACCGTTTGCCAAGAAGGCCGACGCCATCGCCCACAACGCGCAGATCGACGCGCAGGCGGCCGTGAGGACGACGACTGATCCAATGCTCTCCGAGGTTCGCAAGCTCGGCGCGCAATTCGGGATCAAGAACGCCGATCCCGCGCCGGAACCTGATCCGCTCGGCAAGAAAGACTATTCGGACACTGATCGCACGAAGATGGCGACGGCGGGCGAAGCGATGAAGGACGGATCGTACCCGATCAAGAACAAGGGCGATCTGAGCAATGCGATCACGGCTTACGGTCGCGCCAAGAACAAGACAGCGGCGAAGCGCCATATCACAAAGCGGGCCAAGGCGCTCGATTTGACCGATATGCTGCCGGCCGACTGGTCTGGGTCGACGAAGGACAAGAGCGCCAAGGCGGCAGGCGGCGATCTTGCCAAGGGCGCGACGCTCTATTCGATCTCCAATCTTGTGCAACTGCTCGCATCGGTTGAAAGCGCGGAAGACTGGATGGAGGGTGACAACGACTATTCGGGGACGGCCGTGCCGAGGGAGATAACGACGCGGTTCGGAACGGTGCTGGTCGATCTTGGCGACGTGGTTGCCGATGTGCTCGACCTCCTGCTCGACGCCATGAAGGACGAAGAGGCCAGCGAGGCGCTTGCGGCAGCGGCTCCAATGGGCAACCTGATCAAGCTCGGCGCGCGCACCAGCAAGTCTGACAAGGCCAAATTGCAGGCCATGCATGACACGACTGTCGATATGGGCGCGACCTGCGATGCTGAGAACGCCAAGGCGGCATCTGGAGCCGGGTTGAGCAAGGCTGCGGATGATCTCGCCAAGATGACCGGCGAGCGCGATTCCTTGCTCGCCAAATATGATGCGCTCAACAAGACGTTGACGGATGACTTCATGCCGCTCATCAAGGCAATCGCCGCGCAGCCGGTCCCGCAGCATCTTATCGGCCGCGCGATCACGAAGAGCGAGGACGCTGACGGTTCTGCCGCGCCTGAGGCGAAAGAGGTCGAGGAGCAGTTCTTGAAAATGGATCCAGACGCGCAAGCAAGGCTCATAATCAAGATTTCTCAGCGCAACCCTCACCAGTTGGCTCTTGGCGGCTAACAGGCGCGGTGCTATAGCAGCAACCGAGACGAGCGCCGGGGACGGTTCGCAAGTCTTCTGAGCGGGGCGCTTACGAGCGTCCCAAAGTCGACCGCAAGCGCGCCGGGGACGGGCAGCGCCAGGCGACGTCCCCACAGGCGAGTCCAAACCCCATGACCGAACACAATCCGTCAGCCGCGCTGATCGCGCTGCATAAAGCTCAGGAAAAAGCCATTGGCATTCCTGGCCTTGAGAAATCGACGTTTACGCAGTCCGGGAGCGCCATTACCGGCCTCACGTATTACGACCTCGAGATCGGCGCGAAGCTCCTCTATCCGGTCCCCACGCCGCTGCGCAACATCATCCCGCGCGTTTCCGGCAAGGGCGGCATTCAGGCGAATTGGCGCGCCATCACCGCGATCAACACGGCCGGCATGCAGGCGGGCGTCTCCGTAGGCAACCGCGGCGGCGTGCTCTCCAACCAAGTCACCAACTACACGGCGAGCTACAAAGGCATCGGCCTTGAATCGAATGTCGACTTTGAAGCTCAGTATGCCGCGGAAGGCTTTGACGATGTCCGCGCGCTGGCGGCGACGACCGGCCTGCAGGCGCTCATGCTGCAGGAAGAGGGAATTCTGCTCGGCGGCAATACGTCCGTCGCTCTCGGCCAGACGCCGACTCCGACGCTCTCCGGATCGACCACAGGCGGCACGCTGACCAACCAGACGTGGTCGATCATCTGCGTCGCGCTGGCGTTCTTCGGCGTCGTCAATGGTTCGGTCGCCGGCGGCATCCAATCGTCCATCACGCGCACGAATGCCGATGGATCCTCGGATACGTTCGGCGGCGGCGCTTCCAAGCAGTCGGCGAACGCCACTGTGGCCACCACGGGATCGACCGGCTCAATCCTCGGGTCTGTCGCAGCTGTCTCCGGCGCGCTCGGCTATGCGTGGTTCTGGGGCTTGGCTGGCTCTGAGGTGCTTGGCGCGATTACGACCATCAACTCGGTCTCGATCGTGGCGGCTGCTGCGGGCACGCAGACGGCGGCTTCTCTTGGCACAACCGATCAGTCGCAGAACGCCCTGATCTTCGACGGCTTGCTGACGCAGGCGTTCAAGAGCGGCTCCGGCTCGTACATCTATACGATGGCGAGCGGCACGGCTGGCGTCGGAACGCCGCTGACTGCGGATGGCGCCGGCGGCGTGGTCGAGATCGACATCGTCCTGAAATATATGTGGGACAATTTCCGACTCGGCCCGGATACGATGTGGGTGAACTCGCAAGAGGCGCTCAACATCTCGAAAAAGATCCTGCAAGGCTCTGCGGGAGCCGCATTCAAGTTCGAATTCAGCGCCACGCGCGACATGATCGGTGGCGGCATCATGGTTCGAACCTACCTGAATCGGTTCTCGATGCAGGGCGGGACGAACATCGACATCAAGGTTCATCCGAACATGCCGGCTGGAACTTGCTTGTTCACCTCCCGCACGATTCCCTACCCGATGTCAGGCGTGGGCAACGTGATGCAGGTCCGCACGCGGCAGGATTACTATCAGATCGAGTGGCCGCTCGTGTCGCGCAAGTACCAGTATGGCATCTATGCCGACGAGGTGCTGCAGCACTATTTCCCGGCCTCGATGGCCGTGATAACTTGCGTCGCGAATGGGTAGGGATAAGAGCGCGTGCGCAAGCTGACGGAAGCCGACTTTTGGTCCAGGGTTAAGCGCGGACGCAAGTCTGAATGCTGGCCCTGGACCGGGCCTAAAATGGGTGGCGGATACGGGTCTACAAATCTTAATTGCAAATCGACCACGGCGCACCGCATCGCATATAAACTTACGCGCGGTGATATCCCATCTGGACACAATGTCCTTCATAGATGCGACAATCCACCTTGCTGCAATCCAGAGCATTTATTTACGGGGACGCAAAAAGAGAACCTGGCCGACATGGATGCGAAAGGACGGCGCAAAAATAACCCTCTCTATGGGCCTGAGCATGGGCGCTGCAAAATTTCTACCGATGGCGTTCGGATGATTCGGATTATGCGCGCCGTTGGAATGTCGCAACAGTCGATCGCGGATAAGTTTTGCATAGGGCAGAACCATGTAAGCCGCATCCTTCGTGGAGAAAACAGGAGAATTGCATGACCACACGCATGTTGCCGCCCGTGCTGCCGCTCACTTCGGCAATGCAGAAAATCACCGTCAACGGGCGATCCTATTCGGCCGCAGCCGGATCCTATCTCGACGTCCCAGACACGGACGCCGTGGGCCTACAGGCGAATGGATGGACACTTGTCGCTCTGGTTGGAACGACCGCTGCGCGTCCGACCGGAACGCTTGGCGTCAACAGTCAGCGGGCAGGGACGCTATATCTCGACACGACGTTGACGAAATTCATCATCAGCGACGGCGTGAACTGGCGCGACCCGACCTCGGGGACCGCCGTCTAAACAAGGAGCGCGCATGATTACGCAGGTGAAACTCAGGTGGCCGGAAGGCAAGTCGGATTTTGCAATCGAGGGCCACAACATCCGTCCTGATGCAGATGGATCGGTCATAGTTCGATCCGACCATGTGCCGACGTTCTTGAGCCACGGCTTCGCGCCATGGGACGCCCCGGAGCACGATCTTGCGGCGTCCGCGCGCGTCGTGGTGCAAGCAGGCGCGCCAGCCGATATCGATCCGCGCCGGCAAGAGATCTTCGCGCGGCTGTTCGCCATGCCGACAGATCAGCTTGAGGCGTTGCTCGAAGGCGAACTTGGAGATTTAGGCGAGGTAGAGGATTTTGAGGAAGACACAAACCTGCCTCCCGATCCTGAGGACGGTCCTGACTTCGAGAGCATGTCGCGCACGCAACTCTTCGAATATCTGAAAGCGCGCAACGTCCGTTCCTCGCCGCCGATCACGAATGAAAAGCTTCGTGAACTCGCGATCAACGCGCCCGCCGAGGCAGGATAACGCGATGGCGGCGTCCGATCTCGTAGGGCTCGCGGCTCTCAAGACATGGCCAAGCATCTCGGCATCGGGGCAGGACGCCCAGCTTGCCCAGCTCATCACGGCTGTCAGTCGCTCAATCCTCGCCGAGATCGGACGCTATTCTATCCTTCCATCAGCATTTTCCGAGCTGTACGAGCCCAGCAAGACAGGCTCGATCCAACTGCGGAACTGGCCGGTGAATTCGGTCACATCCGTTATGTTCGGGCGCCGCGTCATTCCGCCGGCCGCATATATCGACGGGCCCGGCTGGTGGCTCGACGCCGCGGACAGCGACGCGCCTCCCGGCATGCCGCAGCGATTGTTCTTCGGCCGCGGGGAATGGCAGCTAGGATGGGGCTACGAGCGCCGTGAGCGCCTATCGGTCGTTTACAGGGCCGGTTATCAGGTTGCGGACGAAGTGGCGTCAGTGCCCGCCGCAGGACCATACACAATCGCAGCGCTCGCGCCCTATGGCGCATGGGCCTCGGATGGCGGCGTCGCCTATGCCGATGGAACGCCGCTCCTGGCCGTCGCCAGCAGCCCGGCTATTGGCCAATATTCGGTCAGCTCGAATGGAGCCAGTTCCTCGCCCGCGCCCGGCCTGTACACATTCAATGTGCTCGATGCTGGCGCCGCCGTGCTGCTGACATACGGCTACACGCCCGCTGATCTCGCATATGCCGCTTTGCAATGGATGATCGACCAGTGGGCATATCAGGCGCGCGTCGGCTTGCGTTCGAAAACGCTCGGCGGTCAGGAAACTATGTCTTGGATCGTGAGCGCGATTCCAGCCTTCGTGATGTCGGCGATCATGCCCTACAAATCTGTGGCGCTGATCCAATGAGGACGCCATGCCTCTAACCGTCGAATATGACGACTCCCATGCGATGGTCCGCTTCGGATCCATGTCAGCGCGCGTGCATGCGTCTGTTCTGAAAACGGTCGAGAGCCTATCGCTCGAACTCAAAGCGCTGGTTGTCGCGAAATTGTCTGGGCAGGTTCTCAACGTCCGCACCGGAGATTTGCGCCGTTCGATCACATCGGAAGTGGCCGATAGCAGCACGTCAGTTGTCGGAAAGGTCTTTTCGGCAGGCGATGTCAAATATGCGGCGATCCACGAATTCGGCGGCGTCATCCATCACCCTGGCGGCACGCCGTATATCGTCACCAAAGACATGGCGATGGGCGCCTTGTTCGTATCGAAGGCGACGGCCGCGAATTTCAAACATCCGCTTCCGGTGACCAAGCCGCATGATATCCCGATGCCAGAACGATCTTTTATGCGTTCGAGCCTGAAAGATATGCGCGCCGAGATCATCGAACGGCTCAAGGCCGCCGTCCATGAAGAGGTGGTCAAATGAGCGGCCAGCGTGAGACGGCGATCGCCGCACTCATGGCCCTTGTCACAGGCGCCTATGCCTGGACCACGCCGCCCGCCCGTCGCCTGCAATTGTGGGCCGATGTGCCGCCCGCTCTTCGTCCTGCCGTTTTCCTGTTCGAAGGCGGCGAGGAAACCTACACATGGCAGACGGGCGCGGTTCCCAAGCGGATCATGCCGGTTCGGCTGTTTATCTACACGGACGCCAAGGATCCGACAGTCATCGGATCGATCCAGCAGAACGAGATCATGGACGCGCTCGATGCTGCCTTCGCGATCAGCGGCGCCGATCTGAGCAGGGGTCGCAACACGCTCGGCGGCGCTGTCTACTGGGCGAAGATCGACGGCGCGCCATTCAGAGATCCCGGCGACCTCGACGGCGATGGGATGCTTATCGTGCCTTTGAAATTGATGCTCCCGTAGGAGGACCAGATGGTTGACGAACCGAACAGACAAAATCCCGGCATGCAAAGGCCTGCGCAAGAGGCGATCAAGACCGATCTCGCGCGCGTCGAGGCGGACGTCGCGGTCGAGCAGGCAGTCGCCGCCCAGCCCGGCAAGAACGAACTGATCGTGCGAACCTGGATCAACGAGCAGCTTCTAAGCTCCCCGGTCTCGCAAAACACAGCCGCGTGGAATCACCTCCAAGCGGCCATCCCGCAGCTCGTTGCTGCTCTCGATAGCGGAGTCTAAATCATGTTTGTTTTTGGCTCCGGCGTCTGCATCGTGACGCCAAGCGGAGGGACGCCCGTCAACGTGGGCCTCCTGCAAGGGATCACTATCGATGAGAGCGTCACTCTCAAAGAAGCGCACGGCCAGTATCAGGACGCCCTGGCGATCGGCGCCGGCACGCGCAAGCGAACCGGGAAAGCCACCGTCGCGCGGTTCTCCGGGCTCGTGCTCGCATCGATTTTCTACGGGATCGTGCCGGTAGCTGGTCAGATCGGGACAGCCTTTGCGGAGGCCGCGCCGGTTCCGACGACGC